ATCGTCCGATGCGTGAAGGTCTCACAGTACTCTCGCGCAGCCGTGATCCAGGAGACGAGTTCGGGATCGGCGGTCGTGTTCGTGGAGGGCGCTTCCGCCCCGAGCGACCCGTCCGCAATATTGTCAAGGTACGTCGTCGTCGTGTTGTCGGCAATGGTCGCCAGGAGCAGGTACGTCGAGCCGGCCGCCGCTGTACGGTAAATCTTGCGGCTCGTGACGGCCGATCCGCCCAGCGGGATCGCCGACAGCGAGACTTTGCCGTGAGTCGCGAGAATGGTCGTGACGGAGGACGAGATCGTACCGCCATCCGTCTCGCCATCCGTGGTGACAAACGTGGCACGATATCGATGCGCGCCGGCCGTCACCAGTCCCTCCACGGCCGACAGCGCCACAGTGATCGCCCCGGGCGCGGGCTCACCGGCAGATGAATCGAGACGAAGATGGGCCTTGACCTCGCTGTTCGTGAGCGGCTCCGTCGCCGGACCCGTGACTAATGAAAGCGACATCAGCCATCATCCCTCTGGAAAGAATGGTTCGAGCTGTCCAAGGTCTTGCGCCGAAAGGGTGTTCCCCTGATCCTTCCCGAGCACATCAAGCAGTGCCGCAAGCGTCATGTCACACGGCTGAAGGTCTGATTCCGTCTCAAGCATTGCTACGAACTCGGAGACAAACGCGGCGTATTCCGGCGTGCCTGTCTTCAAGGTCACGTCTTCGCCTTCCTTGACGCCAGCAGCCTCACGAATCAGCTTGCCCCGTTGTTGCTCGATCACGTCATACTCGGCCTGGACCAGCTTGGCGTACTTCAGGAGCCGATAGGCCGTGTGCGGAGGCATTCGCAGGGCTGCCAACCGTGCCCAGGCCTCACGAGAACTGAACATCACCGCCAGGGTCATGCTCGATTGCTTCCCCAGAGACGGACCAGCTAGAACGTCTCTGCCGCATAGACTGGGATGTACCCAGGTGTGGTCCCAATCATCACGGCAATGGCGTGACTGGTATCCCCAGCCGGTGTCGCCGCGACTGCCTTGACCGCGTGGGCGTAAGATTCGGACGCATCCTTGAATCGAAGCGCCACGAGCGCATCCTCGATATGCAGTGCCTCAGCCCAGGTAATGCCGCTGCCAACCTTGCGACAGGCGAACGCGGCGAACACCCCGCCACTCGTCACGGACACGGTCGTGGCACTGTTCACGGACAGGATGCCACCCAACACGCCCGTGGCTCCGACGGTGATGGTCGCGCCGCCGATGCGTCCGATCACTCCGGCGCACCCCACGGCATCGCCCGCGCTCACCGTCGCCGCTGTGTTGACTTCAAACGTCCCCATCAGGCCCGAATGCAGATGGGAATATGTGACGTTCTTGGCCACCACCTGACCGATTAACCCGTAGGTCTCATGGGCGCAGGTGATTCCGTTGATGACGTGCCGGTATCGGCCTGCCTTCGCGCTATAGGCACTGGTCAGATCGGCGTTGCTCTCGGCGAAGACCGCCACAACATCCAACTGCCCATCCGTGTAGACATCATGAGCTGTGCTGAATCGGATCGCGCTGCCGAGTGCCGCGCTCCCAACCCAATCGCCGATCCGAACGCCGGTCACGACGGAGTCCACCGGCAGACGCAAGCCAACCGTCCAGGGGTACGTCGAACTCGCCATGCTCGCGCCGAAGGCGACCGTACTGCCGTCCCCAATCGCCCCGGACTGATTATTGAAAGCCAGGAAGCCCGCCAGCGGAGTCGTCGCCGTGATGGCTGCATGACCACCAATGCGCCCGATCACCGCCGCGTGACCAATCGAGTATGAGGAATTAAGTACGACGCCGCTGGTGTGCCCCTCGAACGTGCCCATCAAGCCGGCGTGCAGATGGGTCAGCGTCGTATCTTTTGCGACGATCTGCCCAACCGCACCGTAGGTCTCGTGCGCACAGACGCCCGTGTCCGCGTCCGTATTGACCAGATGCCGGAACCGTGCGAGCTTGGCGCTGTAGGCGCTGGTGAGGTCCGTCGTGCTCGCCCCAAAAATGGAGAGCACGTCCACCTGACCGTCCGTGTAGGCGTCCATCGCCGCCGTCAGAGCCAACGCACCGGTTGTAGCCCCACCAGTAGCAAACGCTCCGAGGCGCCAACCGGAATTGGCGTTGAGAATAACGGCCTTGGACGCCAAGCCGACGCCAGTCGTCACACCATCGAGCACACCGAGCTCCGCCGCGCTCAGCCCGCCGCCGGCAATCGCGTTGAGTTCGGCCGCCGTCGCCGTGACAGCGACCTCGGACCCCTCCGCCCCAATCGACAGAGAAGTGATTTTGATCGCGCCCAGATTGCTGCCCTTGAACAGATAGAGCACCCCTCCGGCCGCATCAGAGAAAATGACGTTTGTACCGTCCCACGAGACAGAGACGGGAGTCGATGCCATTAGATTACCCCCAGCGTCAGGCCGGGATTTCTTCCCACGTGATCGACACCTGGAACAATGCCGTGGTCGTCGCCGCCTGGGCGCACAGACACACCGCTGTACCTGGCGCGATGACACAATCGCCGTTGTACTCAGCCCGAAGCGCGAAGGGTGCCGCCGCCGTCGCGGCCACGCCCGTGAACAGCGAGATCCCCGCCGACCGGAAGAACACCGGTGCCGCCGTAAACGTGTTCGTCGTCGGGCTCCACTTCGCCTTGTTCGTGACGACGCCACCGAGTACCCCGACCGGCGCCACAATCGTCGCCGTGGCAATCGGCGCCCCGGTCGCGTGGGTCGATCCGGCGTTCAGCACGTAAGCCCACTCCAGCGCGGTGGGTGCGTTGTCGCCGGACACGTAGGACAGCTCGAGCCGGATGAGGCTCACGTTCACGTCACTGCCGGCCGGGTTCCAGAGCGTCGGATGTCCGCCGCCCGTCCCAGGCACGATCAGCGCGATCCCGCCAGAGGCAGAACTCCCGGTGTAGACACGCCCGCGCGAATTGGCTTCGTAGTGCTGCCCGTGCAGCTGCGTGACGACCTTGCCGCCATCGCGTCCCGTGCGATCGGCGTCGTTTCCGGTCACGCCGTCGCCGTCATTGCGTTCGCCGACAAACTGTGCTGGCATGTCGCTACTCCTGTTGTCTAGCCCGATGTCACGGCGGCACCCTCATCCAAGGGATGCCAAAAGAGATCCCATTTCGTTGCGCCCGTCTTCGTTGCCGCCGAGTGCAAGATGATCGCCCCGATGCCGACGACGAAGTTGTACTGCCCCGTCACCGGAATCATCCCGGCGTCCCCGATGACAATGGCGGTCCCGTCACCCTCGACCAGGAGCCACCCACCCGCTTCGAGGGACGTGGTATCCACCGTCGAGGCCAGCGTGACATTGGTGCCCGTCGTCGGGTCAGCTACCACGGTCAGCACCGGGTCGCTATTCTGAAACACCGTCGACACTTCGCCGATCAGCAGCGTCACGAAGACGTTGCCGCCGCTGATCGTGAACAGCGTTTGATCCGTCGTGGCCGGAAGCGTGGCGGACGCTTTCACGCAATGCAGACCCATACTGACGGCCGCCTGCGTATCACGACTCTGATTCCAGTCCATGCTTACGCCTCCACGATGTAGGCGCCGACATCCAGTGGAACGTAGAACACGTGCCACTCCATCGAGCCCGTTTGATCATCGCCGGAGACGAGATCAATCGTCCCGACATTCATGACGAACTGTCGCTGGCCCGCCGCGAAGATAATCCCTCCCGCCAGTGACTTCACAAGTGCCGACCCGTCACCCTCGACCAGCAGGAACCCCCCAACTTCCAGATCCTTGCTATCGACGGTCGTCGCCAAGTCCACAGAACTGCCGGTCGTGGGATTGGCGACGACGCTCAGGACGGGATCGGTCGCTGAAAAGACGGTGGTCACACACTCGCCAAACATCAGCCTGACGAGACAGCGACCACCCGCGATTGTGAAGAGACTTTCCGTCGCCGTCTGGGGCAGCGTGTCCCCCGCGCGGAAGGCGTGCTGCCCCAGCCCGAGCGTCGTGAATGTCTCCCAGTTCTGTTCACTACGATACATCAGGCGCCTCCTCTTAGACCGAGGTCGCGTGCGTGTGCGCCGGATACCGCGGCTTCCCGATCATCGTCATCGACAGATCGCACGGGTTCGCCGTTGCGCTCACCGCCCAGACCATGTATCGGTTGCTCGATCCCAGGATGTCGCAATCGAACTCGACCACGAGCAGCTTGTTGGCGAACGTCGCCGCCGTCAGCGTCAGTCCGGTGTAGGCCACAGCCGTTGGATCGCCCAGCGTATCCGCCAGCGTGGTACGAACACTGGCGGCACTCAGCCGGTAATTGAACGCCAGCGCCGTCGCAGACTTCGCCACGGCAATCGCCGCAGTGGATCCGGGATAGCAGATCAGCGTCGAATCACTCGTGAGGTCGCCAAATGAGAAGATGAACGAGACGGCGCTGAAGCGGCTGAGATCGACAGCATCGCTGTCGGTGCCAGACCCGCCGTAGGCTTCTGTCTCAATCAGCGGAACGAACTGCAATGCTTCACTCAGTCTGCTCATGATGCTGTCTCCCTTACGAACGGGTCGCGAGTACGACCGCGGGGCTGAGCGACTTCGTCGATCCGCCCTTGAACGGCGTCACCGCCGAGCGCGGCATCATCGCGCCATCGCAGCGATAGAACGCGCGGAACGTCGTCTCTCCCGTCGTGAACTGCACGTGGATCGAGGACGCCTGCTCGACCCCGCCCTTGCGGACCAGTCGGTACCGCTTCAAGTTGATCAGCACGATGTCGCCAACCGTGCCGAGCGTGGCGTTGTATTCGGTCTCGACGACCGGGCGACCCTTGATCGTCAGGATGCCGGCGGGCGAGTAGTTTACGAACCGCGGCTCCAGCGCACCAGCGCCAGCCGGGATGCTGAGCATGTCGAGCTGTGGCCCGCAATCACCGTTGATCAGCCACACGGCATTTGACTTGTCGCGCGCCGGCATTCGCGCCCACATCTTCGACAGGTTTGCCGTGTTGATCGTCGCGGCCGTCTGTTGCGCTTCCTTGTCCACGCTCACGAGACAGGGCGCACTCTGATACCCGAGCGGCTGTCCCGCCCCCGTGCCTTCCGTGATCGCGTCTTCGACCTGGAAGATCAGCTCGTCGCCGAACTGCGATTCCAGTTCGCCTCCGAGTGCGGCGGCATCGGCCACAAGCTCGTCAGTCATGTAGCCAAGGGCGCCGACCTTCCGCAGCTTGAACTCGACCCGCGCGAGCTTGAACTGCGACTTTGTTGGAGCCGTGCCCTGGTCGATCCAGTACCCGAGGACGCCACCGCTCCGGGTGCTGGCGCGGCTGGTCTCGTCAATCACGTTGTAGGCGATCGAATCGCCGCTGATGCTGCGAGCATCCACACGGCTGAGAATCTCGCCGCCCTCGAACATGTTGCGCTCGATCCCCGGCGCGACTTCGCTCGGGACTGCGAATCCGCCCTCTGACGGAATCGCACTGCCCATGCCCGTCGCGGCCGCATGGATTCTTGGATCGACCCCGAGGCCGCACGCCACATTTCTTACCGCGATCAGAAAGGCCCCCAGGCCCGCTTGCCGCGCCTCAACCTTCATGTGCTCGGTTGCATCGCTGTGCAATTCCGGCGTCCAGGGTCTCGCCTCGGCACGATCGGTCCCGACCTGCACACCTGTCGTGGTCGTAGCCCGGTCGGCGTCCTGAAAGCGCAGCTCACGGGCAATCTCCGGCTTGAGGGCGTCAAGCTCTGCCGTGATGGCGTCCACACGCTGGCCCTCTTCCTCGGTCAGTTTCCGATTGCCGTCGGCTGCGGCTGTGTCGAGCAGGCCCTTGGCTTCCGCCTTCAGGTCGTGCTCTTGTTGCCGCAAAATGTGAATACGTGCCGGCATTGCTGCCCTCCTCGAATGGCCTAAAACGACGAAAGGCGCGCTCCACGCCGACCCGCCCATATATGGGGACGAGCCGATCAATGAAAGCGCGCCTTCGACGGAAGCCGCGAATCCTCAGACCGCAGTATCGGCCTTATTCGTCAGGTTGTCTATTTTCTGTCACAAAAACACGGCGCATCGCCTGTCGGACAGCTTCAGGCACGGACACGCCATCTCGGGACGCGGCTGAATAGGCACGGTCATACAGGCTGGTTTCGACGCGAAAATGCAGGTCGGTGGACGATTCCACCGGCGAAATCGAGGGGCGCCCGCGGCGGGGTTTCTCTAGCATGGTTAGATCAGGTCCAACCTCCGACGGCGGTAGTCCTCTCCCGTCGTGTCCGCTACGGCCAGCATCGGCTCGGGCGTCTCAGCACGCAGCGCCGCGCCAGCAGCCCGGCCGGTCAGCCGTTCGACCGTGGCCTCGAATGTGCCAATCGAATCGATCAGCCCGGCCTTGAGAGCATCCTTCGCCGTGAGCGCCCGGCCCTCGCCATAACCCTCACGCACGGCCGCTTGCGTGACCTTGCGTCCGCGCGCCACGTCCCTCACGAACCAGCCATACGCCTCATCGACCCGTGCCTGTAGAACCGCCTTCGCCTCGTCACTCAACGGCTCAAAAGGGTTGCCTTCGAGCTTGTGCTTGCCGGCGGAAATCAGGGTGACGTTGATGCCCTCTTTTGCGAGAGCTTGACTCAGGTCGCTGTGAGCGGTGAACACGCCAATCGATCCGGCCACGCCGCTCGGGATGCTTATGATCTCGTCGGCCTGACTCGCCAGCCAATACCCGGCGCTCGACGCCTGATCGTTCACCATCGCGATCTGTTTCTTGACACCGCGTAAAGCGAACATTTGTGCCGTGAGTTCCTGAATGCCGGGCACGGCTCCGCCTGGCGTATGATAATCATAGAGGATCGTCCCAATGCTCGGGTCGGCCGCAACGGTGCTCACCATCTGGCCGATACGCTCAGCCGACATGCCGCCGCTCGATTCGTCCATCGCGCTCATCCGATGCGCCAGGACGCCGTGAATCGGGATCAGCGCCACCCCGCCTGTCTTCGACGGCCCGGACGATCCCCCGCCGTCGCCAATTCGCGCGCGGATCTCCTCGGGCGTGAACTCATGGCCGGCGGCGCGAAACGCCAGCACGGACAGCAGCTCGGCCAACTTCGTCGGCGTAATCGCCCAGAGCGTGTCGGCCACATAGCGCGCAAGGTGCGTATACTTCATGACGGTTCCTTTGGCACACCGATCTTCACATCGATCTTCCCGGTTGAGGGATTGAAGCTGAGCGAGTAGACGCGCCCACAGGCGGCACACGCCACCGGCGCACCGACAATCGCCACCTCATCGCCTGCGCCGCAATTGCACGTCAGGAAGCCGTGAACAGGAATCCAGACCGCACGAATCGTGCAGGGCATCCCCACAATCGGCACGGCGGCTGGGAACGGAATCACCTGCTTACCGTTGTCACTCATGCCGCCTCTATCCTTTCGAGCGCGAGCCCCGCCAGCCCTTCGGCGTAGTCAGCCGTTTTCCAGGTTTCCAGCGCGGCCAGCCAGCCAAGATTCACGATCTGATGTGCCTGCTCTGCGCAGTACGCGTCGGCGTGGTCATGCGACCAATGCAGCGACGCCTCGACGAGGGCGACGTGCTTGGCGTAGAACGTCGTCACCGCCACAACAAAGGCGTCCTCATCGCCGGCATGACGCACCGCCAGCTTTTGCACCGCCGCCACTTCCTTCCGCAGCAGGCGCGCCGCCGTTTCGACCGCAATGGCCCGCGCCTGTTGACCGACTTCTAAATCGTCGGCCAGTTCTGTCGTCACAGCCAATGCGTTCGGCTTCTCTCGCTTCACCGGCTTCTCTTCTGCAACGTCTAGTGCAACCGGCTTGCCCGTGATGTTCTGCGGCTCGCGCAGCTCGTCTGCCTTCCCGCCGCGCTTGTTCAGATCCTCCACACCGCGCACTTCGTCAACCGTCATGATGCCAGCGTTCACCGCCTGCACATGGGCATTCCACCGCGCCGTGAGGTCGCCTCGGACAATGGCTTGGCGCGTGAACTGTGCGAAGTACCGCCGATTCGCCACGATGAGCTGGTCGTTGATCGCAAACTCGAACAGCGACAGCCACGGCCCCATCGAATAGGCAATAAAGTTCCGGTCGAACTGCTCGGCGTTGCCGAAGGATGGGTCGTTGTTTTCGAGCATCTGCCGTGGCACGCCGAGCCAGCGGGCCATGTCGTCAATCGAGAACTTCCGCGAGAGGAGCATCTGCGCGTCCTCTGGCGTCAACTTCGATTCAACCCACTTTGACCCCTGTTCGAGCACTTTCGGCAAATGCCACTCACCCGCCGCCGTCACGAACGATTTGGCCATTCGGCGTGAAGCTTCCTGGTCGAGTACCCCCGGATTCTCAATCACGCCTGCGTTGAGTGTGCCCTTGCTGAAGATTCGCGCCGCATAACTCTCAGTCGCCAGCGCCGTGCCGACACTCGTCCGCGCAAACTCCAGAATGCCTTGGCCCACAATGCCATCTGACGACGCACCCATGAGGTGAAAAATCTCGCCGTCGTTGTACTCAGTCGTGATGCCCGTCTTCGGATCGCGTATGTCATAGAGCCGCCGACCACGATAGCGGCCTGACGTAATGAGCTTCGGCCTCACCGTCGTCGGATCGATGATCGGCTCAAGCTGGTCAATGGGTCCACGCAGCCCCGGTAATTCCCAATCGTAAGAATTCCCATGGTCGATCAGGTGGTACATCGCCTGCCGGCGCCACTGGAACGAATCCTGGCGCGGGTTGGGCTTATCGTGCAGGACATCGTACAGGGGATGCCCGTACGCCGGATTCGCCCCGCCGTTGTTTGGGAGCCGCTCGAAGATTTGCAGGGGCAGCATCGCCAGGACCGTCGCGAGAATGTCGCGCCCACGATACCACGCGCTAATTTTCTGCGCCGCGTTCGCATCGACGCGCATGCCCGATTCGGTTAGCGTGCCGACCGGCTGATACCAGTGATCATCGAAAGCATTAGGCGTATCGGCTCGGAGCGAGCCAGAGAGGACGCGGGATAACCAACCCATCAGCGCGCACCCTTCCGCACATCTGGCCAAATCGCGACGGCGACCAGCAGACAGCCCAAGAGGATGAGCGCGGCTTCCAGCGAGAGTAAGTATACACCCGTTTCAAGGGAAAGGACACCCGCAAGGCCGAGGGCGTCATACACGTCGAGACCGTGACGCTTAGGTGACAAGGGCTCGTACCCCCTTACAACGCCGAACGACATACCCCAGCCAGAGAGGGAGCCGCCAATACACGAACTGCCGGCCGGTCGGCTCGTAGATAATCCACTCAGTGCCGTCGCTGTTCGGAACGTGCGGAAGCTCCCGCGTTTCAGTCTGAGAGTAGAACCGAGGATATCGAGGATATCTTGGTGGTGCCATGCCGCGCCGGTGTCCTCCCCGTGCCCACATTTCGGAGATGTCAGAGCTCATGTGTCACCCTCCCAACGTTCGAATTCCTCTCGTGAGATACACCGACGCTTCCGGTTTGTCCATCCGCAGCGCCAGACTCATCGCATTCACAATTGCACTAAACGGATCGATCCGGTTCCGGCTCCGTTTCTTCGACAACACCGGATTCTGGTTGCGGTCGTACTCCACCACCACGTTCGACGCGCACCACGCCATCAGCGGCGACCCGCCCGCGTCCATGTTCCCGTCCGCAATCTGCGCGCCCAGCTCCACCGTCGCCGCACTCAGCGAGAGCGGCCCTTGCCGCACTTCGAGCACCTGCTGATCGGTAAACCCGTCCTCGGCCTTCAGCGCCGTAATCGTCGCGTGCGCGTGCCACGGGTCGAACCCGATGAATTCCAGGTCGAACCGCTCGCGCTCGGCCTTCAGCACGTCGCGGATGACGCCGTGGTCGATAGTGGTACCTGGCGTCGTCAGCAAATACCCTTGCTCAATCCAGGTCGGATACGGAGCCCGATCCCGGTGCGCCCGCTCGGGCACCGTCTCGGCCGGCGTCCAGACGTACGGCAGGACCATCCACTTCGCCCGTCCTGGTGCCGGCGGAAACACGAACACCAGCGCGCACAAGTCAATCTTCGACGCGAGGTCCACGCCCACGTAACAGGACTGGCCCGCGAGATCATCAGCTGACCAGACGCTTTGCCCCTTCCTCCAGCCGTCCAGCGACAGCCACGGCGCGTCCGCTGATATACAAACGTTGAGATGCTTGATCCGGTAGGACGCGGCAGCCGCAGGAATGCCCTTGGCCTTAAGCACCTTACCGGCCAGATCTTCGGGGCTGACACTGATGCCATAATTCGGGTTGGCCTTGCGGGCTGTCTCGGGTAGCGTCCAATCATCTGAGTCGTCAGCGTGTGCAGTAAACACGAAGAACGATTCATCAACCAACACACCTTCGAGAATCTTCTGCGAGTAATCGTTTTGATCGCCCCACGGTGACACCGGATCGCTTCCGAACGTGGTGATCTCATAGATGACCGGCTGTTGACGTGCCGACGTCGCCGTCTCCATCACGTCAAGCAACCCCCTGTCTTTCATCGCATGCATTTCATCGACACATACTGCGCTTGGGGAAAGTCCATCCGTGGATGAATAATCAGCTCCCAAGGCTTCAAGTGTGGAAGCTGTCTCATCACGAGAAAGCCGCCCAACCTGAACCTTAATCCGATCCTTAAGCCCGCTCGATTGCACCAAACGGCGACAGTCTCCAAAGACAATTCTGGCCTGCTCACGTTTGGTTGCTACGCTGTACCCGGCGGCACCTTGCTCCCCATCGAAAAACGTCAAGTAGAGAAGAACGACAGCCGCCGTCAAAGTTTTTCCATTCTTGCGGCCGACCTGGACAAAAGACGTGCGGAATCTCCGTAGGCCGGTTTCGGTGTGGATCCACCCTAACAGGCTGCCCGTGATAAACTTCTGCCAAGGCTCCAAGCGGATGTTCTGCCCGCTCCATTTTCCTCGGTAATGCTTCAACAGTTCGGCGAACTTCCAGAACCGCTCCGCCTTCGCCAGCTCAAAGCGGAAGGGAAAATCTGGAGTGCCCTGCCGGGCGATGTCGTTCAGGTGACGACACGCCGAGAGAATGTGATATTTCCCCGCGGGCACCTGGCCATCGACGACCGAACGGGCGTAGGCGTCGAGCGGATTCATGCGCCAGCGACTACCTTCAGGTGAATACAATGATACGGCGACCACCG